TTCACAACTACGCACCTGAGAAGTTCTGCGCTGATGTTCGTGAACGAATGGCGAAAGGCGAGTAGTGAAAGAACAGGAACTCTTTGACTGGCTTAAGTCAGGATTCCTTCCCGACCTAGAAAAATCTGTTGGCACATATGATGGTTTTGATTGCACCTCAACAGAGAAGAAGATGTTTATAGAACTTAAGTCACGAAAGACTCACTACCCTGAATTATTAATTGAAAAGATGAAGTTTGATTTCTTAATTTAAGAGGGAAACAAATTAGGTTTTACTCCGTGGTATATAAACTATACACCTGAGGGTGTGTATGCGTTTGATTTATCCTCGCCCTCTGTTGCAAGTATAGAGTGGGCAGAGAAATGGTTACCTGCAACAACAGAATTCCCCAATAAGAATAACAAGATGAAGATGGTTGGATTTATTAGGGTTGAATTAGGACGTAAGATTAAATGAATTGGGATGAAGTTAAGAAGTGGGATTATGTAGTTGATGCAGTAGCCCTTGAGTATCACCGCAAGTTTGGTATCGTAGAGATAGCAGACTTAAGACAAGACCTTTGGTTATGGTTTGCTGAACATCCTAATAAGTTAAAAGAGTGGGAAGCAAAGGGCGAGAAAGATGCAAAGAACTTAATCTATAAATCACTACGCAATCAGGCTATTGATTACTGCCAGAAGTGGAAAGCAAAGAGCGTGGGCTATGATACATCTGACTTGTATTACTATGCGCCTGAAGTGGTGGAAGCAATTCTTCCTGCGGTCTTAAGACAAGAGTATGGCGTGCAACATAAGTTAAATCTTGGACGCATTGGTAGACCAACTGCCCCTAGTGAGGGTGGAAATATGATGGTGCTTATGCTTGAGATTGACTCTGCCTATTGGAAGTTAAGTAAAGAAGATAGGAAGATACTCTTTATGCGCCACGCACAACCATTAGACTTCAAAGAGATTGCTAATGTCTTAGGTCTAGGTTCAGAAGACTCTGCTCGTATGAGACATAACCGCGCTATCAATAGACTTATCCGTAAACTTGGTGGGCATAAGCCTTACATTGACCACGACTTAGAAGATAGCCAAGACGAGGAAGACGGCGCAGAAGATACCAATATAGGTAGCGAGGAATAACGCTGGTATATATATCGGTGCTAGGTTAATCAATAACTTCTTCATTTACTTTCTTTACACTCGTTGCAGTATGGCTTACCGCCACGCTTTACACCTCTGCGTTCAAATACTTTATTACATTTAGGACAAGTTAGTTCAATCATTTACTCGCCCATTCCCATAACTTATCCATTAGATATTTATATACTGCGCCTAAGATAAATCCAATTACAAAAGTAATCATAAAATTCTAAACCCCTCTAATACTGAATCACAAAGTGGGCAATTAGGTATTGTATTAACAATAAACCATTCATTATATTTTGCTCGGTATTCCCATCTACATTTTATACAACATATAAACATCTTACCCACCTGTCTTGTAAAACCCTGTGCCCTTAAAATGCACGGGCGTTGCCGTATATATTCTGTTCATCTCTGCGCCACAAGTCTCGCACTTTGGAGTTTTATGGTTCATAGGTAATTCTAATTCACGTCTTAAGCCTTCACCTGGACACTCGTAGTCATACGTTGGCATTACATCTCCTCGTCTATCGGTGTAGGTGCGGTGGCTAATGCGCCACATACGATACAAGTTTGCTTTAGGTCATACCAACCTACTGCTCTTGTCTCCTCGTCCCACATTATATTTAGTTGCCACATCTTGCCACCGCATACGCATACCATTATAGGTTTGCCAGTTAAATCTAACATCAATAGTGTCCAGTCTTAAGGTGGAAAATCCACGCCTTGCACGGAGACCCATTATAGCGGTGCTGAATGTATTGATATGCTCTCAATATCTGTATCGCTGGGTCGCTAGACTTCTCACTTAAGACTTGACCTATGCCATAGGCAGATGACTTTGGATTATCTGCTAGGTGGTCAAACCTAGACTCTGCCATAAACAACTTATCTATGCACGCCCAGTTGTTGCCACGCCAACCATAGCCCGCCCAAGCAAACTCCTGTGCCATCTTTCTATTGGCTTTCTTCTCGTCCATAGTAGCCTGAGTTCGCTTCTTAATAACTGGTATCTCTATCTTAATTACTTCCTTTACCTTTTCAGGTAAAGGGAAAGGGATAATAGATACGACTACGATTAGGATGGAGACTAGCCCTGCTAGTTTTTTCATCCGATTAGTTTAGCAACCTTACTGCGTAAGCGTTGCCTTAGTTTATGCTCGGCAACCACAGATGCGTGGCGAGTATGACCAGTCATATATAATCTTTCTGAATACATAAGCCCACCCCATATGCCACCCTCTTGCATATTTTCTTTTTGTAATCCCATAGCAAGGCATTCTTTACGCACAGGACACTCGTTGCAATACTCAACAGCAACTTGCAGTCTTAAGACTTGTTCTTCAAACTCTGCTTTGCTGTGTTGGCTTACTCGTTTATACCACCATAGTTCGGGGTCTGAGTTCAAGCACGCACTCTGCTTCATCCACGCTGGCTGGCTTGCTAAACTTTCTAATCCTTGCATTAACGCACCACCTTTAGGTTTGCTTGTGGCATAATATTAACTGCGTTACCCCAAGAGGTATCAGTAAATACTTTCTTAGCGTAAGTCTGATGTTCATATAGCCACTCATCTTGCGCCGATAGTGCCCAATTATGGAAGTCTTTAGGAATTTCCACATCATCTTCTAAGAATACATTAACTACTTCTACGCCTTTGAATTCGTAGGTTACTTGATAAATCTTTGTGGTGCTACTCACATTATTCCCCTAACCATTTGCTCATCTTCACACGCGCCACACTTACCTTGCCACATATCATCAGGCGGGGTGTTGTGCCCGCAAGACCTACACGGAATACACATACAATTCTCAGTTAATTCACAGGTTTCACACATTGGCTTGTTCCTCTCGCACTCGCTCTAAGTATGCGTCCATAGCCATTTGCTCAAAGAGTTCTATCTCTGCTTCCGCATCAGAAATTAATCCCCTAATATGGTCTGCTAATTCGTAAGGGTAGTTTTGTTGGTCAAAGAATTCACACGCCTTTTCCCAAACACCCGCTTTCATCTCAAAGTTTTCGCTTCCATACCATAATGCCATAATCTCTTGCTCAGGGTCATAGGTTTGGTATAACAATTCAACTACGCGTCTTACTTTCATTGTTCAATCTCCTGTCCTTGTTCATCTGTATAAATAATTTCCCTATATACGCTACTTAAATCTTCAGTAGAATATTCTTCTATGATATCCATAACTTCGTCAAGAGTTATGCTATCAAGTGTGCGCTCTGTATCTCCGTCTAAAATATCCTGCACAATTTTACTTACATCATAAGTCGCATATCTAGTAGCAGTAATTTTTTTAACTAATAAACTCATAGTCTTCCCTCTATAATTAGTCCGTCTAAAAAGTCTGCCGTTTTCATAAGTTGCGCTTCATAGTAATCGTGCTTAACTAAAAGAGACGCAGTAATTAAAGCCCGTCTCATCTCTTCTACTTCTTTCTCTGTGTATCCCATCATTTTATTTCTCCTGTTCTATTACTTCAAATGAATATAAATCTTCGTAGCACTCAGGACATTGTGCATAATATCCTGGCGTTACTTCTCTAAACGAGACCAATTCTCCACATCTTGTGTGTATTTTGTTAGTCGTTCCCTGCGCTAACTCTTTTAATATGCGTGGGTATCTGCTTAATCTATATATAAGTTCGTTCATTAGTAACTATCCCTCTCTGTGTTTGCGTCTTCGTATCCTTGATTATGTCCGAGTGCCCATATTTTTAGTAACATCTCTTGAATTAATTTGATACTCCACGCGTCCATTGTTAGCCACTCGGCTACATCTTTAATATCTTTTAGGTCTGACTTTGTTGGTTCACCTAGTTCTCTTGTCGCCATTACTCGCTCACTTCCTCTGCTATTGTGTCGGTTTTGCCCTCTTTAATACAACCAGCGCAGACATACCAGCCACCATCAATTTGAATAAAGTCGGCTACGCCCTCGCAATATACGCACTCTTCCATTACTTGCTCTCCTCTAATTCATCTTTAGCCAATACGACTAGGTAATGGCACTCGTCATTAAAGTCTTGCATATCACTACGATTAAATGCTTCAACCGCTTTCTCCCATACTTGCGTAGGTAGTGGTTTATCTAAGACATATTCAAATTGGTCTTTATCGTTCCAAACTATCATCAATTCGGTATCGTCTGAATATTCGGATAATAACTCTTTGATTTTTGATACTTTCATTATTCGCTCACTTCCACTAGCATAATATCCTCATCTCTGATATCTGCTTTATCAGTTCCAATTAATTGTAATGCTTCCTCTTGTGTGTTCGCCTCTATTTCAATAGTGGTTTGCACATTAAATAAATAAGTTGCCATTTTAATAACTCTCCCGTTCAGTTTCATTTCGTTTGTGAATTCGTTGGTGGTGTGCGTAACTTCCCTCATAGTAGCGTTCGCACCATAAGCATAAGGTCATATCTTGCACCCGCACTCATCTAGTTTTCGCAAGTGGTCTCCGCATATTGGTTGGCAGATACATAAGTGCGCCATAGTTCCGCACTCGTCGCAATAGTCCGCGCTCATAGTGCGCTCGCTTCCTCTAGTTCTTCCTCTAGTTCTTCAATTACCTCATTAAATAGGTCGGTGTAATAAAGATAAAGGTCGGCGGTCATCAGGTTATAGATATTAATTTCTCCCGTCGCACCTAGTTCTGCGTAGCCACGATTATCATAATCGCTAGGCATTTCTTGCCACTCTTTAATTATGCCGTCATAATAAACGGGCAAATATCCGTCTATAAACTCGTGAGAGTTGTCTTTTATCTCCTCTAAAGTTGAATATTCTTTTTTTAATTCGGTTAGAATTTCATCTTTCATTTGCTCTTGTGTCTTGTTTAGCATTTGTTTATTCTCCTATCTAGTTAGGGCGTGATTACCCCGCCCCCTAATGGTCTCTCGCAGACCGCGCACTCGTCAAGTGTTTAGGGGTGTGAGTTGCCTCACGGAAAGCGCAACTCCTTGCAGAATTCGCTCATATTTTCTAACTCTACTTTGCAACTATCGGGGGTCGTAATCTCTCCGACTATCCACAAGACCGCGAGGATAATCAAGCCCCACGCTAGGGCGCGGGCTATCGCCTTAACCCTGCGCCCTCTACGAGTTAGNNTCACCCCTTGCGCCTGAGCATATCTATCCATTAGGGCTTTGAGTTTTTCCTGATAGATAACCTCGTCGGCTTTCCACGCTTCGCTCTCTAAGGCTCGTGCCTCTTTATATTCAGGGGTATCGTATGCCCGAATAGTGATAGCGCTCTCCGCCTCTCGTGCTTCGTCTCTAATTCGTGTCTGCTCGTCGTAGAGGGCTTTAATCTGCGCCTTAATTTCCTGCTCTTTGCGGTCTGCTTCTTGTCGTATAGCCTCTATCTCTTGCCAATGCTCGCGGATAAATTTCATACGCGCTTGCTCAGACTTGCGGGATAACTCGCGCCACTTGTCGCCCCTTGCTCTATCTGCCAACTCTCTTTGCGCTCTGCTAAAGGCACGCTTTCGGGCAGGGCTTAGAGTTTTCTCAAATTCGTATAGTGTTGGCATTAGTTTACCCCCTCAATGACTAGCGCGTCGCGGTCGTAGTGTGCAAGATAATCACGGGCTACTTTTGCGCTACTAAATCTTAAGCGAAAATCTATATCGCGGTTAAACCAATTACGCCCCGCTCTCCACTCTCCTGCGCTCACCTTGTAAATATAGTAATGAGCGTGTGCGCGTGTCGTGTTAGTTTCGGTCTGCTGGTAGTGTTCGGATACCTTATTTTGCCATCTCATTTAGTTCACCCCGCAAGCGTCTAGGAAACGGGCGCGGTCAAATCGTGGGTTGTCTTGCGCTAGCGCGTCGGCTAGGCTTTCCGCAATATATAATTGAGCGGTATTCTCACACCATACATCTGCTATCGCTTGCGCGATTAGTTGGTAATCCTTGCGGGTCATTTTATTCTCCTTGTCTTGCTAACGATAGGCTCGTCAGTAAGGGCTCTTACCCTTAGACACCCCTCGCGGGGTGTTTCGCCTTACTTCTCCCAGCGTGAGCGGATATTCAAGCCCCAACCTTTAGAAATTTTATCGGCACGATTAACGAATTCCCTGCCTAATTCCTCAATATGTTCAAGGGTTGCCGTAAGGTTTGGGTGTTCATTTTCTACTTCAAAATAATATTTCTCTAATGCAATTACGATAGTTTCTAATTCAAACTGAGTTAATTTCTTGCTCATTTTTTTTCTCCTCTTGGGCTCTTGTTTGGGCGGGTTTTCCACTTGCTTAATCGTCTCATAGGTTTAGCCGATTACCTACCATTTGACTAGTCAAAAGAATTTTTACGCTCATTTCTTGACCAAAATGACCACTAAATGACCGACACGATAGTTGAATTCGGACATCTTGGGAGAATTCGGACATAATAGGACATAGTAGGACATAAATTCGGACATATGAGACAAATTAGGTAGACATATCGGGACATCTTGGGAGAAAAGGCATAAATCGGACATAGGCTAATTGGTCAGATATACAACTGATATATCAGACTATAAACCTTTACTTGATACCTGAGAGTTAATTGAGAGGGGGCTGAGAAGGTCTAGGGGGATAGTCTGCCCCCGAACATATCTCAGTTTCCTCTCAGTTAGTTCATATTTAATTCTCAGAATTCTCTCAGTTAAATAAGGCAGGGCTGAAAGCCCTAGCCGATAGATACTTACTCAGGTAATACTCAGTAATCTCTCAGTATTCTCTCAACTCTCACCCTCAAGGTGAGGTATATATCTATGAGGGGGTATTGATTAAATATGCGTGGGGTCGGGGGTCATAGTAACCCCCTTAAAATTTCTGTTATATCCCCCCTAAGAATATACCTCTGACCAGGACTTTTGTAGCCAATGGGCGAAAAAAGGACTGGGTTAAAAAATAATTAAAAATATTTTGAGCAAAACTGTTCGGTTTTGCGATTTGAACAGGTTTTCTTATATGTATAGATATTTATATATCTATACGGAGCGTCGCTCCGCCTCTTGCGGGCTACGCGACGTATATATAGATATATTAAAATTTATTTATTAATAATATATATACATATATGGGAGAATACTGCCGTTTAACAGGTGGCGTTTATACTGTGATATAACGGGGGTTTTATGGGACGCAAAGCAGGGAAAGTTGATATCCCTAAACACGAGGCTCAACAGAGAGTTCTCAACCAATTAGAGCAAGGTTCCACGATTACCGCTGCTATGCAGTCGGTTAACCGTAATGAGGTTACCTTTCGCCAATGGGTGATGAACGACCCTACCTTTAAGGAAAAGTCCGACAAGGCTCGCCTAGCGGGTAAAGGGGTCAGGGCTGACCTTAAGAACATTAAAGAAATTTCTTTCCCTGATTTCTCTGAGCAGTTCTTAGATACCAAGTTGTTTCCTCACCAGTTAACCTGGATTGACCTTATTGAAGGTCGTGAGCCATCTTGGGTCCACCCTAATATGATTTATGAGCCAGGGGCTCCAAACCGTATCTTACTAAATGTGCCCCCTGAGCACGCTAAGTCTACCACGATTACGATTAACTACGTTACCCACCAGATTGCGGTTAACCCAAATATTCGTATCATCATAGTCTCTAAGACTCAAGGTATGGCGCGTAAGTTCCTTAGCGCAATTAAGACCCGCCTATCCCACCCATCCTGGATTAAACTTCAGATGGCTTTTGGACCTAATGGCGGCTACAAGGCTGACTCACCAACTTGGTCAGCAGATATGATTTATCTAGGCTCAGGAAGAGATTCTGGCGAAAAGGACCCTACGGTGCAAGCCTTAGGTTTCGGTTCTCAGATTTACGGCGCTCGCGCTGACCTGATTATCCTAGATGACGTTGTGATGAACTCAAACGCCCACGAGTGGGAAAAGCAAATTGAATGGCTTCAGAAAGAAGTTATCACACGTCTGGGACGACACGGTAAGTTACTCATAGTAGGAACTCGTGTTGCCCCAGTAGATTTATATAAGCAGATACGAGACGGCTCAAACTGGACAGGGGGCAAAAGCCCTTTTACCTATATGGCTATGCCAGCAGTTTTAGAGTTTGATGAGAAACCTGCTAACTGGAAAACCCTTTGGGCTAA